AGGGGCCGCAGTTGGCCTTCCCGCCACAGCCTGATCCTGAGTTTGAAATAAAGCGCATGGAAGAGATGCGCAGGACCGAGGATGCGCGAGTCAAACATGAACTCGACGCACAGGAACTCAGCGGGAAGTTGGCGCTGATTGAAGCGCAGATTCTCAAGACGATGGCCGAAGCACAGGCCATTGCAGACGAACCGACACTTAAGCGCATGGAACTCGTGTTGAAAGACGTGATGGACCAGCGCAAGCAAAACACCGAGCGAGAGAAAGCAAGTGAATCAAGAGCAAATAGATCAGTGGGTGGAGAATCCCGTAACGGAGCAACTGCTTAGTCTCGTCGAAAAACAGATTGAAGAACTCAGGCTTGCCAAGGGTGACGCGTTTCATCCCTTTAAGCCAGAGAGAACCCAGGAAGCCATTGCCGAACTGAACGGCGAGGGCACTGCCTGGAATCTGGTGACCGAAATCCTTTCTGGAGATTGGTCGTATTTTGACGAAGAGGAAGCAGATGGAGAACAGATCGGGGATTGAACCCCTTGGGCGACGTGTACTCGTCAAGCCCGACGAGATCGAGAGAAAGACCGCGGGGGGTATTGCCCTACCGGACAATCATCTCGAACGACACGAACAGGCCATATCGACGGGCTGGTTGGTTGCTGTCGGTGGTGACGCATGGATTCACGGTGTTGAAGACGTGTATCGCCTCATGGACGGCGAAATGAAACTCGCGGAGACGCGGGTGGACAGGCGCAAGTCTGAATACCCCGAAGTCGGGAGTCGGGTTGTTTTTGCCAAGTTTCAGGGCAAGGACATTCCGGGTCTTGACGGAGAGAAGTACCGCCTGTTGAACGACGAGGACATCACCGCCCTCGCAGATGAGGCGGTCGAGTTCGGCACGTTCAACGCCCGCGAACCACTGAGTAAGCAAGCATGAGCGAAGAAAGAGATTGGGTGGCAGAGGCCACCGCACAGGGTTGGGTCGCTGAAGAGGACCACAAAGGAGAGCCGCCGAAAGGGGGGTTCGTTGACGCCAAGACGTTTGTTGAGCGAGGGGAGAGTCACGCGCCGTTTCTGAAGAAGCGACTCGCGCAGATGGAATCTCAACTCAACGAGGTCAAGCAGACCAACACCGAAATCGCGCAGCACTATCAGGGCATTCTCACGCGAGAACGCGCTGACAACGCCGCGAGGATCGAGGAACTGAAGCAGCAACGCGCTGAAGCCGTTACTGCCGGTGATGGTCAGACCTTCACGAAGACGGACGAGGAAATTCGGGAACTGGAGTCCCGGCAGACCAACGACCCTGGAAATTCGGAGTGGGACAGTCTCGCCCGACAGTGGCAGAGCGACAACGAGTGGTACGCCACTGATCGCACGATGCGGCTGTTTGCGGATGGTCTTTCTGACGAGATCAGGCAGACCCACCGCGGCGCGGCGTACTTCAGCGAACTCACCCGACAGGTGAAGGAAGCCTTCCCTGACAAATTCTCGAACCCCGCGAGGAACACGGCCCCGGCTGTGGAAACGGGGGGTGAGGGGCAAGCTAGAGAACCCAAACCACGTTCAAAAGAGGCTTTGCCTGCTGAGGACCGTGCGCAGATGGAGCGATTCATCGCAACCATCGACGGCTTCACGGAAGAGCAATATCTGGAGAACTACGACTGGGACGCAGAAGAATGAGCAACAGACGACAAGCAGCGAAGAAAGAGCAAGACGGCCAGCGTGTCCCGATGGGAGGGATGCGCACCAACCTTCAACTCTCGCCAGACGACCTGAAAGGTTTTCGGTCGAGGCGGAAGGTTCCGCGTTGGATCAATGACCGGGACGGACGACTTCAGGCCGCTATCAACGGCGGCTATGACTACGTTCACCCCGACCATTGCCGGTCTATCGGTGGCGACATCGAAGGCCCCAATGCGGAAGGCGGCGATTCCCGCGTGAGCAAAGTGGTCAGCAGAGGCGGCGACCGCATCGTGGCGTATCTCATGGAGATCGACCAGTCGTTCTACGACGAAGATCTCGAAGCGAAGCATGCGCAGACGATGAAGGTTGATGAGGCCCTGCGGCCAGTCGATCAAGGCGGACAATCCATCGAGGGCGGCTACACGCCCAAGTAACCTTTCTGGTTGCTCCATCAAGGCCCCGTTCAGGGTTTTTTTTATGGCCGTTGGTTTGTCCTTTCTGAAATCCTTTTTTTGAGGAAAACCAATGGCTAATGCAGACGCTGCATTCGGGCTTCGGCCCGTTGGCGGGCTTGACGGCTCGCCGTACAACGGCGGCACCATTCGCTGTGTCATCCCTTCGGGTGACAGCACCGCAACGTTCATCGGTGACCCGGTGAAACTGAGCGGCACGGCTGTTACCGCGGCAGACGGAAGCGGTACGTATCCGACTGTCATCCAGGGAACGGCGGACGCTGAGTTCTTCGGCGTGGTGACTTCGTTTGAGCCTGACCCGGCAACTTCTCTGGAAGACCAGTACCGGAAGGCTTCGACGCAACGTTTCTGTCAGGTGGTCCCGGCTCTCGACGCTCTCTTCGCTGTTCAGGCGGACGAGGACGTTGTGATCGCGGACATCGGCAGTTCCGTCGACTTCGTGAACTCCACGAACGTTCTCACGGCAGGTTCGACTGTCACCGGGCTGTCCGGTGTCGAGATCGACAGTTCCAACATCGGTACCGGTGCGAACTGCCTGATCCTGGGTGTGTATAACTCCCCGGACAACGACCTGGCTACCAACAACCCCATCGTGATCGTGCGCCTCAACGAGTCCTCGTTGCGCGGCGACGGCACGGCAGTTTAAGGGAGATAGACAATGGCTGTTATTGGAACAGGCAATCATCCCAAGGCTGTTTGGCCGGGGGTTCATGGTTGGTTCGGCGCTCGCTACAACGAGCACGCTGCCGAGTACACCAAGTTGTTCGAGACCCGCGGTTCGGAACAGAGCTACGAGGAACTGGTGCAGAACACCGGCTTCGGACTGGCTCCGGTCAAACCGCAAGGGTCGGCAACGGCGTACGATTCCCATTCGCAGGGATACACGGCACGCGGTACGAACGTCGCGTACTCGTTGGGTTACATCGTGACCCGCGAGGAACTGGCGGACAATCTCTACGAGAAGGTCTCCATGCGCAGGGCGGGTTCTCTCGCTTTCAGCATGGCTCAGACTCGTGAGAACGTTGGCGCGAACGTCTACAACCGTGCGTTCAACAGTTCCTACACTGGCGGTGACGGCAAGGAACTGTGTGCGACTGACCACCCCACCGCGAGTGGGAACCAGTCGAACGAACTGGCGACGGCTGCGGACTTCTCGGAAGCCGCGGTGGAGGATCTGACCATTCAGATCGCCAACGCGACGGATGCGAAAGGTCTGAAGATCTCGCTGATGCAGAAGTGTCTGATTCACCCCACCGCGTTGATGTATGACGTGGAACGGGTGCTGAAGTCTACCCTCCGGGTGGACACGGCGAACAACGACATCAACGCGCTTCATTCGATGGGCGTCATCCCTGAAGCGGTTTGCAACCACTATCTGACCGACACCGACGCATGGTTCATTCGGACCAACGGCGTCGAGGAAGGGATGATCTGGTTCGACCGCGAGAAGATCGAGTTCACCAAGGACTCGGACTTCGACACGGACAACGCGAAGGCGAAAGCCTACATGCGTTTCGTCCCGATGTGGGGTGACTGGAGAGCCGTCTACGGTACTCCGGGTGCCTAACCCTCTTGGGAGGTCCTTCGGGGCCTCCCTTTTCTTTCATAGATCCAGTGTTTAGCAAGCACTGGAGTTGACGCCCGCCAGGGCAGGAACACAATCATGGCTGCTACCAATTTCAGCGGACCGATTCAACTCGGTGCCGCTTCCATGCCCAAGTCTGCGGACGTAAACGGGCTTTCCGCTGCTGCGACTCTGACGGCGGCACAATCCAACGGAATGCACTACATCCTCGACGGTGGAACGGGCTTCGGGATCACTCTCCCTGCTCCCACTCAGGGATGGTCGTGCAAGTTCACCATCGGCGCTGCCTTTTCCACCGACTTCGTGTTTACCGCGGGTACGGCGGACACCTTTGAGGGTTGCATCATCGAGGCGGGTGCGGTTCAGGCCGTTGACGCTGCTGACACGATCACGCTCGAAGACGGCACGGAGAACATTGGCGACTTCCTGGAGTTCTGGTCGGACGGTTCCAAGACGTATGTCTTCGGCAACACGCTGACCGCGGCTTCGGTAACGCCTGCCGGTTAATCGAATGGGGGCTTCGGCCCCCTTTTTCGGAGGCATTTATGCCAAGACTGAAAGTAATCGACATTGACCCGGTAGACGTTGACGCGGATGGCCTCGCGCAAGCTCAGTCTCCTTCGGGCGCGGGGAACCTGACCCTGAACGGCGCTCTCATCTCCGGTGGTACTTACACCGCGGGGGATGGGGATGGCGCTCGCCAGTTGTCTGTTCTCTCTGCCGCGGACGATACGGGCCGCACCCTGACCGTTACGGGTACGGATGCGGATGGTCGCGCACAGACGGAAGAGATCACTCCTGCCAACGCGGGCACGAAGGAAGGAACCAAGTACTTCAGGACGGTTTCCTCTGTCGCCATCGACGCGGCTTCTGCCGGGAACCTCAGCGTGGGGACCGTGGACGAACTCGTTTCTCCCACCTACCCCCTGAATCGTCATTCCACCGCGGGCGCTCTCGCTCAGATCGACATTACCGGAACGATTGACGTGACCGTACAAGTCACGGCGGACGACATCCAGAACGTGTCGAGCGATCAGGAGTCAATCCCGTGGGTATCCACTCAGGATACGGGCTTGGTGACGATCACCGCGGATGACCTCGGTTCTCTGGACGTGGGCGCTACGGCGTGTCGTCTGGTTGTGAACTCTCACTCTTCCGGGGGTGAGGTCCAGATGTACATTTCGCAGCCGCAAGATCGCTAGAGAGCATGGCTAGACCGAAAGAGCACGGCCATTCTGCGGGCGGTAGAACTTCTCCAACCTATCAGTCGTGGCGGTCAATGTTGACCCGCTGCAAAAACCTCAAGAACGACAATTTCCCAAACTACGGCGGGCGCGGCATCAGCGTTTGCGCCCGGTGGGAAAAGTTCCCAGCGTTTCTTGAGGATATGGGGGCAAGGCCGTCGGGCACAACGCTAGATCGAATCGACTGCGATGGAGACTACAACCCGCAGAATTGCCGATGGTCTTTCTGCGTGGATCAAAACAATAACAAGCGGAACACCATTCGCATCACAGCCTTTGGGGAAACGAAGCCGCTCATGGAGTGGGCTAGAGAGTTGAACCTGTCGGTAAACATGCTGCACAAGCGCGTTTCTCGCGGATGGACAGGCGAAAAGATCCTGTCAACACCAAGCCTCCGGGCGTGGGGGAAATCGTAACGTGGCAACATCAAACTCCAAAAACTACGCAATCACCCGCTCCGACATCATCGGCGGGGCGCTAAGGAAACTTGGCGTCTACGACTCTGGTGAGACCGTTCCAGGTGACGAGACCTCGGACGCTTCTGCCGCTCTGAACCTCATGGTCAAGGCGTGGGTGGCGAGGGGCGTGGACATCTTCCTTCGGGAGACGGTCACGCTCTTTCTCCAACCCCAGACGCAGAGCTATTCCCTTGGTTCCTCGGGATCTGCACACGCCACGACCTCCTACGTCGAAACCACCCTCTCCGCTGCTGAGGCGTCCGGTCAGACCGTCATTTCCGTCACATCCTCTACCGGGATGACTGCCAGCGACAACGTTGGCATCAAGATGGACGACGACTCTATCCATTGGACGACTATCGCCTCTGTCGATTCCTCGACACAAATCACCATTGATACCGCGACCGATGACGACGCCGCCTCTGGGAACAAGGTCTACGCCTACACGACAAAGGCCGACCGTCCTCAGAAGTTGCTCTATGCGTACCGCAGAGACACGTCAGACTTCGATACAGAGGTTACGATGGTGGGGGAGAAGGAATACCGCAGGCAGTCCAACAAAGCCTCTGAAGGCCCTCCTGTGGAGGCGTGGTATCACCCAACCCTCACTACTGGAACGCTGTACGTGTGGCCTGTTGATGGGGGTTCAACCTGGGACAAGTTGATCTTCGTATCTCAGTTCCTCCCCGACGACTTCGACGCCGCTGGAGACAATCCCGAGTTTCCAATCGAGTGGGGTGAATGTCTGGTCTACAACCTTGCTGACCGGCTGGCCCCTGAGTATGGAATCAAGGGGAAGGAGCGCCACGATATTAAGAGCGAGGCGGAGTTCATGTTGAGCGAAATGCTCGCCTATGACGTGGAAAACGCTGACGTTCAGTTCGTGATGGGTGACGGGTGAAGATACCCTTCCTGGGTGGTGCTTACGAGGGCAGATCACCCAACGTCGCCCCGCAGACGTGCATCAACCTGTTTTATGAGAAGGGCGAGGATGGTGAGTCGCTTGTCGCCGTTCCCGGATCCAGCGCGTTCAACTCTTCTCTGGATGGCCCTGTACGGGGTGGGATTGCGTACAACAATCTCGCGTACTTCGTAATCGGGGATACCCTCTACGAGTTCGACGCTGCCGGGTCATCGACCTCAAGGGGGACGCTCAATACGTCCTCTGGTGTGGTTTCGATGGCTCACAATGGTACCCGATCAGGTGCCAACCAGCAGATCATGCTCGTTGATGGGACCACGGGGTACATCTACGACAACACCACTTCGACCCTGACGGAGATTGCCGATGCGGATATGGTTGCCGCCGATACGGTGGTGTTCTTTGACGGGTACTTTGCATTCAATCAGTCTGGGTCCGACCGATTCTGGATTTCCAATCAGTATGACGGGACCACGATTGACGGAACGGACTTCTCTACAGCGGAGGGTGATCCTGACAAGATACAGGCGTTGGTTGCGGAGCAAAGGCAACTCTTCATCTTCGGAGAGCAGACCACTGAAGTCTGGTACAACTCAGGAGATTCTGACAACACCTTCCAGAGATTCCAGGGTGGCTACACCCAGACAGGTTGTGTCGCCCCGCACTCAGCGCGGCGGTTCGATAACTCTGTCATCTGGCTATCGCAGAATGAGAGAGGAAATGCACAGGTTGTTCGACTTTCTCAAGGATTCCAGCCGACCGTAGTTTCTTCTCCCGAGGTCAACTACCAACTCTCTACTTATTCAGTCGTCAACGACGCCATCGCCTACGTCTATCAGGATGAGGGGCATGAGTTCTACGTCCTGACCTTCCCTTCTGAGGGGGTGACGTGGGTGTATGACGCCTCTACTCAAAAGTGGCACGCGAGGGCGCATTACATTGACGACGAGGTAGACCGGGAGCGGTACAACTGCCACGTCTTCGCCTTCGGGAAACACTTATTCGGGGACTACTCGGACGGGACCATCTACGAGATGGACGCGACCCTCGGCACGATCAACGGAGATCGGATACTGAGGGAGCGGACGACCATCTCTCTATCCGATGAAGAGACCCGAGTGCGCATCTCCGAGGTCCAGTTGGACATGGAAGAGGGGGTTGGCGATTCCAACGTGGATGACGATACGAAAGTGTGGCTGTCCTACTCAAAGGATGGGGGCCATACCTTTTCAAACGAGATCGAGAGAAGCATCGGGGACCTGGGGGCATACGACCATCGCGTGATCTGGCGGAAGCTGGGGGTGGGGAGGAACTGGGTGTTCCGGATACGGACCCACAGCCCCAAGCGTGTTGTCTTCAAGGGTCTCATAGCCAAGTTGTACGGAGAGTAGCGTGGCGCTGACCGAGCTTCGGGAGAACCCCGGCTTACAGAGAATGCCGACGAATCAGCAGGAGTGGGTTAACTTTGTCAACGAGTTGGCGAAGTGGATTGCCAACCAGACCTCCGTTACCACGGCCCAGACCACGGCTGATGATGCTCAGACTGACGCCACGACTGCGATCACCAACGCTGCCACAGCGCAAACCCAAGCGGATTACTCGGGTTACCGGGGGAAGGGGGACTCTGCGGGGTGGCACACGGACGACGCGGGCACCCAACCTACAAACAACGACACCCATGACCTGACGGCCACGTTCTACGATGAAGACGGGACATCCATTGCCACCCGCACGTTGCGGGGAACCTACACGACAGCCGCGGACACCATTGCGGTCACCGCGCAAAGTACGACAGGAGAGGATACCTCCTACTCCCTGAGCGGGGATGGGACGGCGGTAGTTGAGGCGCTTGTCACACACGACGACTCTGAGGCCATCGCAGTGCTCACATGGACGTTCCTCGATGAGACCATCGCTGGAACCCTCCCTGCCGGAGGTGGGGGCAAGTGATGCTTCGAGAACCCACCTTCGATGACATCAACTTCATCGTTGAGTGCTATCAGGCGTGGCCGAAAGAATCAGCGCGAGGCCCGGTGTATCCCTCGGATGCGCGGAAGTGGATCAAGGGCTGGAAGAGAAAGTCAGTCGATTGGGAAAACGCTCTGATTGGCGAGACGACCGAACCTGTTGGGTTGGTGACTTACATGATCGACCCGCCCTCATCTCAGGTGTTTGAAATCGTTGTTCCCTCAAGGCTACAGGGGATGGGGCATTCCACGGAGATATTGAGAGCACTTCATACGCGGTTCGTCCGTCAGGGGGTGGATGAGTGTACCTATGAAGCACTCCCCGGGGTGATCGCGGATTTGACGACGCAGGGGAGGTTTCAGAAGACAGGAGAGGGGGTTGGTAGACACACGGGACTTCCCACGGTCAAAGGTCGAGTAACAAGAGACACGGTGATATGACAGCAATTGATTATGTCTCCAAGCGGGAGATGGTGAAGAAGACTGGCGCGGATGTCGCTGGCTACGCTCTCCCCAAGGAAGACAGGATCCTCATTCGGGAGGGGCTTCCTGAAGACTTGAGGAAGGAGGTCGTTGCACACGAGATCGACCACATCGAGAAGGGGGAGGAAGGGCCGTTTCCCTGGCCCGCGGTCATCCAAGCGGGAGCGTCAATCCTCGGGGGTGTGATTGGGTCCAAGTCCGCAGACAAGGCCGCGGGCGCTGCGGAAGACGCTGCAAGGCAACAGATCGGTTACGCGAGGGAGACCCGAGACCTCATTCGGGAAGACGTTCGGCCCTACAGAGACGCCGGATATACGGGTCTACGGGCGCTGATGAACCTGACCGGACTCACACCCCCACCTTCGGTGTTAAACCCCTCAGGGGGCCGCTCACAAGCCCCCACAGACCCCGCAATGGACTATCCGTGGAAGCAGTCTGGGAAGGCGACTCCCCATGACGTTTACATGGCGTACAAGACCTTCCGGCCTGACGGGACCACGTTCAACACCCCCTCAAAACTGAAGGCCAAGCAGGAGTATTACAGCGACCGCGAGCGAGCGGACCAGTTGTACTGGCACGTCATCGCGCCGGGGCTTGAGAAGCAAGCGCAGACCGCGATGCAACCCGCAGAAGGCGAGTACATCCCCGCCAACGAACCCACGCCCGAAGAGATGGTCAAGTCCGACCCGTCTTACGACTTCCGGTTCAAGGAGGGTCAGAGGGCGCTGACTCGCGGTGCCGCGGCGAGCGGTGGATTGCTCTCCGGTGGTGCGGGACGGGCGCTGACTCGCTACGGGCAGGACTACGTCTCCACTGAATATTCAAACATCTACAACCGGATCTCGAACATCGCGGGATTGGGTCAGGTGGCGAATCAGCAGAACATGCACGGCGCTCTCGCCTACGGTCGTGGTGCGCACAGTGCAGTAGGGGACGCTGGATACACCAGAGCATCGGCCTATGTCGGTCAGGGGAATGCGTGGGGCAATGCCCTTGAGCAGATCGGCGCTCTGGATTGGCGAAGCCCGCAAAAGAGCGAGTCTCCCTTCGGCCCCTATCGTGATGGATACAGGTTCTAAAGATGCCCGCATACAACATCGCCGCTAACCAGAGACTTGCTCGACCGGTATCTGCTCACCTGGAAGGGCGGGCAAGGCGGCTTGCGAACGACCTGAACGCTGAAGAGTTGGAAGCCCGCCCCGCGCTGAGGCAGAGACAGGAAGAAGCCGCGGTCAGAGAGCAGGAAAAGCACGACCGGGCCTTTTCTGACGCGGATGCCAAGCGGTTTGTCTCGTGGTTGCAATTGGCCGCTCCCGCGCTAAGGAACGACGACTACGAAACGGCGGCTATGGCGGCGGAGCAGTTGGATATGGACCCTCCGCCCCTGGAAATGATGCCTAAGATCAAGGCGCTCCTGCCGGAACTGCAACCTGAAACCAAGGTGGTTGGAAAGAACGACGCCCTCATAACTACTACGGGGGTGGAGTTATACAAGAACGAGGGGGGCGAAGACGAAGACAATTGGACATCTCCCCAAAAAGGGGAGCGTGATGGGGAGTCGGTGTTCTTTCAGACCAACAAGGCAACGGGGGAGGTCCGGGTTGTCGGGGCCGATGAGGGTGTAGCGCCACAGTCCGATGGGGAATCTCAATCCCAACGTCAAGACAAGATTGATTCACTTGTCAATCAGGGCATCTCCAAAACCGACGCCGAAGCGATGGTTGATGGTTTCCTTGAGATGAAGTACAGCGAGGCCACCGGACAAATCTTGCTGACGGATCTTCGCACACAAGAAGCCAGAGAGATTCTGCCCGAACAACTCCCCCGTCCAGATCGCGCCCTTCCACAAGAGGGACATACACTGTACGACATGGCGCGACTCGCAACCGGCCCCGAGTCGGCATTCAAGTCTGCCGCGGCTGTTCCGCTTGCGTGGTTTGACGTAGAGCACGACAGCCGCGTGGTTTACGCCCGACAGGCGCTCAAGACCGCGACGAGAGAGTTTGTACAAACTATGTCGCTGAACCCCCGGTATCCGATGGGGGAGCAGGATTTGATTCGCCAGGAAATCGCCGCGTTGCCGCAATTCCTTGACTCTCCCTCACTGATGCAGGACCGAATGAGGTCACTTGGCGACTCGCTCCGCTTTCGCCTTTCCAAAGTGAAGGAGGATTCCAGGAACACCAGTCTCACCGCCGACCATCGAAAAGAGGCGCGAAAGGCGGTCGCCACGATTGAGAATTTCCTTGATCTGCTTGGCGCTCCGTCTGGGATGAGCGCGGAGACCGAATCCGGTCTGGACCCAGAGCGCGATGCTAGATTGAAAGAGTTGCGTGAAAAACAAGCCGAAGGAACGCTCGATGCCCCTGACTGAAGCCGAAGAACTTGAGTTGCTGGAACTCGAAGCCGCGGCGGCTCAGTCCAAGAAGGTTCAAAAGGACGATAGGGGCGTTCTTGCTACCGCGTCTAATGTTGCGAACGAGATCAACTACGGCGTCCTCTCAATGGTTCCCGGCGCTCAGCCGCTTGCGGCTGAATACCTGGGGGTTGGGGTAGACAGGACCGAGGGCGATTACCCCTCGATGGGTCAGGGCGCTCTGCGGATGATCGGTATGGGCGGTGCTGCCACTGTCGGGATGTTGGCATCGCCTCTCAAGGTCGCCGCGGGCGGGGTGGAATCCATGATCTCTCAGACCAACTTGGCGAGAGAGGGGGTTCAAAGCGGTCTGAAGCCCGCCGTTCGCTCATTCCTTGACAACGTTGCGAACACGTTTGTCACAAAGCCTGTTAGGACAACCGCGATTGAAGCGGGCGCATCTGCTTCGGCGGGTGCCGCGGGGGCGGCTGTTTATGAGATGACTGAAGGCAATGAAGCCGCTCGCGCCGGGGCGGAGGTCGTGGGGGGGTCTGTGTTCTCTCTCGCGCCGTCCGCTTTGCGGTGGGCTGGCGATGTCACCCTTTTGGGGCAGGTTGCTCAGCGTGTAAGGGCTGGATTCACCAAAGAGGCGTCTGCGAGCGCGAAGCGCAGGGCGAGGGCCAGGATTCTCCGCGCCACCGACGAACCTCACGAAGCTCTCAGGCGTGGGGCTGATGCTGACGTTCTGGAGGACGCCCCACTTACCCTGATTGAAAAGTCGGAAGATCCCGGCCTGCTCTCTCTTGAGGCTTCTGTCAGAAATGAGACCGACCAACTCAAGCGGGAGACGCGAGAGCGTTTTGCCGAGATCAATAAGGTGATTCGGCAACAGTTCGATGAGGTCTCCGAGGGTGCTCCGGGCGAGGCGAGGGAATACCTATCCACGCTGATGGATGAACGTATCCGGATTGCGGGCGCTCGCGTGGAAGAGAGGCTTGCCGATCTCGGTCCCAAGGCCAATGCGGAGACGGCGAGCAGGCTGGCGCGTGAAGAATTGGAGAAAGCCTACGAGGCGGCGCTGGCCCAGGAGCGGCAGTTGTGGTCTGCGATAGACCCGAATACCCCCGCCCCCTTGACGAGCACTCTGGAAAAATATCCGGAGATGCTGGCCGAGTTGAGCGAAGGCAGAGTTTCTATGGCGCGAGCGGCCCGGGACATCCCCGCGGTCGTAAAGAAGTTTCTTGGCACTCTCAAGGACGGCGAGTTCGTACCCGGCGATCTCAGCCAGAACGCCACTCTCGGAGAAATCAAAGATCTTCGTAGCGAAATGCTGGACGCTGCGAGACGAGAGAGGGCTAAGCCCGTTCCGAACCGGAAGAAACTCCGCATACTCGCCCAGATTCAAGACGCTCTTCTTGATGATATGTCTGCCGTTGATGGGGACGATGCGATAGCGACAGCCAGAGCGTACTCGGCAGACCTTAATACTCGCTTCCGGCAGGGCGACGTGGGAACGATCCTCGGACACGCCGCCGCGGGAGACCCCGCGATAGACCCTCTATTGACGCTTCAGAGAACGCTTGACGGGTCCAAGCTCAAGGGCGCTGCCGCGATAGACGACCTCCTGGCCGCAGCCGAGAAGACCGGCGACATTGAGGCAATGCGGGGACACATCTCGGACTACCTGCTGGACGAGTTCCTTCGTGTTACGACCACGCAGGGGGATTTCAAACCCGCCCTTGCGCGGCGCTGGCTGTCTCAGAAGGGCGCTTCCCTTGATCGGATTCCTGAAGTTAGAACCCTCGTGGAGAATGCTATTGAGGCACAGGACGTGCTCGATGTTGTGAAGGCGACTATGGGCAGGGGGAGCAAGGCGGGCGCGGCAATCGTGCTGAACTCGACGCCGGGGAAAGAGATTGCCAACTTGCGGGCATCGACCAATGTGCGGCAGGCGGCGGGTGAAGTCTTCGACCTACTCGCCACAGACCCATCTGGGCGGGCGATGGCGGGTTTCCGAACGGCCCTGGTTGAAGATCTGCTGAACACTGCCCTCACGGGGCAAACGGATGACGCGGGAAATCGAATTGTTAGTGGGTTTGCTCTCCAAGAACAGTTACGGAACCCTCAAATGAGCGTCCTTCTCGACAAGTTTCTGACGCACGACCAAAGACGCCGCCTTTTGCGCATATCGAATACCGCGGCAAGGATGGAGCGGGCGTCTCATTCGCAGCGGACGATAGAACCGGTGATGGATGATAAAGAGGGGGCGATTGCCAACATGGTGCGCCGCTTCCTCGCTGCCGGAACTGCCAGAGCAGTTGGTGACAGACTTGGCTTCGGGGGGACGGTTCAGGGGCCGCAAGCGTTCGTGGACTGGTCAACCAGAATGTATCGAAGCGGTCTCGATCCTGCCCACCAACTGATTGTTGATGCTGTGACCGCACCGGATGACAAGTTGCTGAGAGCGGTTCTTTACCCCGATGGTGCCAACCCGAAATTCGTCGCTCAACAGGCTCACGGGTGGTTGGTCGCTACCGCCGCGAGGTTTGGAATCAGTATACCTCAACAGAACTCGGACACGCGCTCCTGAAGATCTTCCAGAACCGCGTTCCGTTGTACTCATACTGACACTTCCACGCCACCTTGTTTGTGACGGTTGTTACCCGCTCCTGTTTCCCGGTAAAGAAGGCCGTCGCCCCATACGCGGGCATCGACGCCAGAACCAACACAAGTAACAGTTTTTTCATAGGACGCTCCTAATGGCATTCCCTATTCTCGGCTCACCCAGGGCGCAGTTCTCAGACGCTACGAGCGTCCTTGCCTCGGGCACACTCCAGATACTAGAACCGACAGACGATTCAAACAAGACCTACTACCCCACGGCTGATGACGCTGACGCGGGGACCAACGGGGCTTCCGGGGATCTCACCCTTGACGCCAATGGTTTCGTCCCTGACGGCTTGTTTGGTGTGGATGACGAGAAGTACAAGGTTGTCCTGAAGGATTCCTCTGGAACTACCCTCTGGACCGAGAATGACGTTCGCCTCCCCACCAGACTTCCCTCTCTCTACGGGAAGACCGCACAGACCCTCACGGACGCCGGTGCCGTCACCCTGACCGAATCCACCACCTTCGTTGTAACCACCACCGCATCGGCCCTCACGCTCGCTGACGGGGTAGAAAACCAGCACAAGCTGATCGTGATGAAGACCGACGCTGGACTGGCGACTCTCACCCCCTCCAACTTCGCAAACGGATCTACCATCCTGTTCTCCAATGTCGGGGACAGTGCGAGTCTGTACTTCCTCAACGGGTCCTGGCATTGGGTCGGGGGTAGTGCAAGGGTCACCAGTTCGATACACGACGATCTCATCAAGAAGAAGACCGCCGATGAAACGGCGACTTCTGATGACACGCTCAGTGATGACACCCATCTCGCTATCTACACTCTTGAGGCCAACTCCTACTACCGGATTGAGGGGGTCTTTGTGATGACCTCCACATCCGCCACCCCTGATTTCAAGTTCGCCCTTCAGACCGATCAGGCGTTTGTCGATGGAAGGTGGGGCTTTGCGTCTTCTGATGAAGACGGGACTGCCGTTCAGGATTCCGGCCCGCTCACCACAGCCATGTCCATCGCCATAGCAGCGAACAAAACCAACGTGGTGCATTTGCATGGGTACGTCCTGACTCACGCCACAGCGGACGCTACGGTGGATCTACAGTGGGCACAGAACACGTCTGACGCTACGGCGACGAGTTTTGAGAGGGGTTCCTGGCTTCAGTTTGTGAAGCTGACGTAGGGTTGAATGCCAGAGTCTTCGCCCACCGCCGATTGATCGCATCCACCTGACCTGACATCGCTTCATACGCGATGCCCCGCCTGTATTCCATGTACCCGCAGTTGCAGGTATCCCCACAGTATTCTGGATAGCCGTTCGGCTTACACCTGGGAATCATCCTTCCTCCTGCGTAACGTGGGAGAGGATGTCATCGACTCTTCCTCCTTATGAGCCTCTATCACGGCTAGGCAGATGGCGTGGGGGAGGGATTCGTGTTTCGCCTGATACGACGACGAAGAAACTCCCAACCGAAGGAACACGGTCCATGCTTCGCCAACCCATCCCATTGTCGGCTTGTACTTCTCTATCAGCGCCATAGTGTCTGATGGGTTGGCGAGGGGGTTGTAATTGCCCATTCGTAACAGGTGTGGACGGCAGACAACGGCAGAAAGGCGCTTCCCCTCAATCTCCGCTACCCGCCTTACGATTTCCTCGTCAGTCATCACCCCTCCTGCTCTGGAGATTCGCGCAAACAGTTACACTCCGGGCAGGGCTGCATTTCGATCAGAACTTCGGGGGGAACTTCCTCGCTATGTTTCACCGCTGCCGCCACAACCTGCTGCTCTGCGAACCTGTCCATTGCTGAGCGGTAGGCTTCGACA